AATCTTCCATTGTCATTGTGACCAGCCAATCCTTGTGATTCTTCCGATGCATTACCGTAGGCATTTCGCCCTCTCTCGCATTGTTTATGGACTGTTTCACAGCTTCATAGATGTTAAGCTTCTCTACCCTCTTGCACTCAATATGGATGCCAGGAAGACCGACTACATCCGCATCTCCATTGGATCCACAGAACTGCTGCCCTCTCCGGCAATCATATCCGTATCTGTCTTTAAGCAGATTTGCTAACTCTCTTTCTCCCTCTTTCCCTTTTCGGTTTGAGTTCATCTGTGTCTACCTCCATGTTGCAATTCTTGGCTGTTCGCCTTGCTGTTTTTAGTGCCCAGCCGATACTCTTCAGCCGGCTTTCTTCTTGTCTGATGTACTTCATCAGCATCATTCTCTCTTCTAAGATGTTCATGTCTAGAACGAAGTACCCTCTTCCATCTTGCATGTTGAGAATTGGTATATCTCGTCTTGCATAATGGATCATGTCTCTAATTGTTCTATCGTCTATTCCGGTCAGATCAGACAGCTCGGCTCTTGTAATTGCTCTGTCATGTCCGGTTCTGATGTAATCTAATATGTCAATATCGTAAGTCTGCATTGTTCTCCTTTCTCTCCCCGGACAAGCCGAGGAGATGAATCATCATGGCTCTGATTAAGGATTGTGACATACTGTTTCAGTCAGCCATTAGGAGTTTATATATCAACCTTATCCGCTAGGTTAATACCGGTTATAGCCAAGACTTTCCGAATACCTCTCTGAACTCTTCTCTGCTGCCTATATGCTCTTCGAAATATCGTTGAGCCATCTGCTTAAGCTCCAAGTCCAGTCCATGATTCGGATTGTCATGTACGCTCCCCTTTTGAAATTCATGGAGATACGGTGCAAGGGGAATCACAAATCCGTATCTCTCAGATATCTTTCTTCTGCTGCCACAAAAGATATGGTGTATGTGTGGATAAGGATATCCAGTGAAGAAGCAGTGGTCCATATCGTCAGTAAACACGCTCTTCAATCGTTTAGCCAATGTCCACGCCATACCTTTCTTTCAGTAATCTCTTTTCATCCGGTGTGGCAATCTCTGATGCTGTAAGTCCTGCTTCTTTGCAACTTGTAATAAGTCCATCAATGAGCCTTGCCATCTCTGATGTATCGTAGGTACTTGAACCTCTTAATAGCTTGTATGTTCTGTACACGATACCGTCCAAGCCTTGCCTTACTTGTGATGTCGGCATCAGATGATATTCTGTTGCTTGCATCACTTTCTTTTCTGCATCTTCCGTATCCGGTACTGTCATGTATATCGGCTTTCCTTCAATGATCTCCGGCTCTCCGTAATGAATCAGCATCAAGTTATGCATTTCTGCATTAGATGTGTTCATTACCTTTGCAAGCTTGGTGAGTAGTACCCAGTAGTAAGCATTTGCATCAAGACTTCTTTTCTTCCTGTATGGCTTTATTTCAAGGCTTAAAACCTCTTTGCCTTTCAATTCCTCGTAAGTCTCAAGAAAGTCCTCATTTGGCTCAAATAGAATGGTCAGACGATGCGTTACGAAGTCGATGATTGGTTCTTTGAGCTTTCCGGTGAAGCGCATTACTCATCACCATACTTCTGTTTCAATGCATTGAGCATCATGGCTGCTTCTTCCTCTGTTAGTTCTTCCCAGGTCTTTCCATTGCCAGCAACCCAAGCATCGCCATCGACACCATGACTTGTACATATTTGCTTGATTGTTTTGATTTTTGCAGCGGATGCACGTTTCTTTAACGTTTCCGGAATGAATGGTTCGTTGTGGTTCTCTTCTTTCAGCCACAGATCAAATCCTAGTCCGGTATGGATAGCAACACACTTTACAAATGCTCTGCACATGCTGTTCCATACTCTCTGCTGTGTCATTGAATTATCCTTTACCGGATTGCTTCCATTCATTACAGGTGTCTGCATGAAGTACGTGTTCTCATCAATAACAACCTTAATCAGTGTCTCGTAACATCTGTTTTTATTTCCGTTCTTATCAGAGAACTCTACATCTGTCTTTCTAAGGCTGCTACCGGTTACTGGATCCGGTACTGGTTCCCAGTAAACCTTGTCTGCTCCATGCATTCTCAAAAGGTTGATACATGTTGCCCAGTTTAGATAATCAAGTCCGTCTCTTTTCTTACAGTACTTCTTGATATCTACATTTCTAAGTTCTTCGTAGCTTTCAAGTGGCATTACAATCCGCTCCTTTCTTCATCTATCCAGTTGCCGGAGAAGAACCACTCGACAAGTTCTTTTCTAAACTCTTCCTGGTCTTCTTCTGTTCCTTTTAGGCAACGCTCTAATGCATAATCAAATGCTTCCTCTTCTGTTACGATTGTTCCTTCTTCCGGTCCGATGCCTCTATAAACTTTCATGTTCCTTCACCCCAATGATGAGTTTCACTGTATCAAGTTCAACGAATCCACCCTTCTTCTCAGCTTTCTCAATGTAAGCTTTAAGTGTTTCCATGCGTGCATCTGTCTTGCACAGCTCTACAAATTTATCTATACTTACCTCTAATGTTTTTTCTCCCATTGCTTTCTCCTCTCTGAAATGTTATTATTAAGTTGGTTTTATAGCCGAGTGCCTGAAGGTTGCCGCCTTTATCATGGCACTCTTTTTTAATATCCGAAGATAACCCATGTTGCGATTCCTAAGACAACTACCAATACCATCGCAACTACTGTCATAACCGCTGACGTTGTTTCTTCTCTGTCATCATGCTCAATTCTTCTTGGCTGTCTCTTGGTATTAACTATCTGGATTGCTCTTCTTTGGATGTCGATCATATCGATCTGATTCATTTTTCTCACCTTCTTTCTGAAATGATGCACACGGAATACATCTGCTTCTTTCCATGCATCTGTTTCTCTTTTTGCAGTAACTACAATCTCTCATATCACTTCCCTACCGATCTTCGCCTTTTCCTCATCAGTGATTTTGAGTACCCTTAGGATTTCTCGTAATTCACTGATTCGGATGTTGTCTGGCTGACTTAATCTCTGGTACAGAGTACTTGGCGGGATACCGGTCAGTTTTGAAAGCTTCTGAGTATCGATAGCTGTCATAGTCTTTCCTGACTCGATGATTGCGAGAAGTGTTCTGTTCTGCCTTTCTCTTTCAGATGTCTTTAACTTCGGCATCCAATCACTTCCTTTTTGATTTCTTCTCTGTAATCAGCTCATCAACCGTACATCCAAGTATGTCAGCAACTTTCTTAATGCTTTTTACTGTAGGACTTACGCTTTTTCCCCATTTACAGATGCTTCCCTTTGACAACTCAGCTTGTTCCTCAAGTTTGTTTATTGAGATTCCACGCTTTTTAGCTCGTTCAAAAATGTTGTCGTAAATCACGTTTTCACCTCCGCTTTTTTAGTGCGTAGGTTCTGAAAAAATCACTAAAAATATTGACTAATCTCTGAAAATATCCTATAATTTGAATTACCACAAACAAATTAAATAAAGCACTTTTGACACTCTGTTTATTTTTTGCGTTTTTTTCAGAACCCATAATTGTATTATACGCGATATATTCAGAAAGTCAAGTGGTTTTTTGCGATTTTTTCAGAAAGGATGGAAACCATGAAAGAACGTATCAAAAGCTTATGTAAAGAGCATGGAATTTCTATGAATAAGCTAGAAGAAACACTTGGATTCGGAAAGGGATACATAAGTAAATTAG